ATACAATAGTTTAAAACAAAAAGAAAGGGGCGAATAAATCGCCCCTTTAAGTTTTCTGCGAGGCAGAAGTTAAGCCCCTGGAGAGCCAAATACACAACGAGGGTCTGAGAAACCAAAAGAATATCTTTCTCTGGCTTTAAACCGCATGTTACCTGTATCAAAGTCTGCTTCCATCTGAGTAGACAGTGGAGTTCTTTCAAAATGAAGGAATCCTCTAGGAGCATCCGTCATTAGGAAAAAAGCATCTGTATCTGTTAAGAAATCGTTAACAGCGTACCCATCTGGTAGCATACCCATCGAACGAATCGCATTGGTGTCGTTGTCTGAGGTTGCTGTTCGAAGGTTGGAAGCCATCAAACGTTCTGCAACAAATTGCAACTGTCGAGGAATTACTAACTTCATTCCTCTGAGTGCAACTTTTAAGCCTCTTTCATCAACAAATCCTGCGATTTTAATCAAAGCATCCTCAAGAGATGTTTCGTTTAAATCAGCACCAGTTGACGGCTCATTTGCAAACGTGCCACCATTTGTAAGTGGGTGATCGGTAGCTAAAAGTGCTTTACCGTCTCCACCAGCAAAAGCTCCAGCTGAGAACCCATTGTTTAATATGGATGCAGCTTTAACCTGCTTAGTGTGAGCCATTGAACGAGCAAGCGCACGAGTATACCGTGAAGATAATCGATCATAGAGATTATCCTCAACAGCTTCTTCTGTAATTGAAAAAGCCAATGCGATTGTCTCATGATTATACCTTGCAGTATAAGCTTCGTTTGCATCATCAAAGTTAATTGAAGAACCTTCCGTTTTAGTCGGTGCAGCTCCAAAACCACTCAACATAACTTCTTCTTCAAAGGCTCTGTCTGAAGATTCAGTTGTAAAAATTTCTGAGTGTTGATTTTCGTACCTGGAGTATTCCATGCCAAATAAGGCATTGAGACCAGGCTCTAACTCTTTCGCTAGTTGCGCTCTTGATATAGCCATTGTCTAACTCCTTACACGCCAGTCGTAGAAACAGTACCTTGAGCAATGCCACCGTTAGGAGCATTGTAATGGTTGTTTATACGAACAATTAAAGGGATACCAGCAGCACTAAAGTCTGAGTTTTCTGGGTCATCTTGAATACCCATAATTCTCAAAGCATGTGTGTTGGTGGTTGCAACAGTATTTAAATCTGCTGTTGCAGATGAAAGACCAGTTGTAGTGGATCCACTATTTCCGGTTGCTAACTGTATGTTAGAAAACACAGCTGTCCGAAGTTCGGCCTCTGTGTCGTTGCTTGTTTGCACGTTAGATGTTGCAATCGTAAACAACTGCATTGGATCATCATACACGAAAGCTTTGACAGGAAAGTTAGAATCTGCACCTGAACCTGGCCAAAAGTTTGAAAACACTTTTTCACCAGTAGTTGACGAAACGTACTCACAACCATTGAAAACTCCAACGATAGAAACGGTTCCACCTGCAGCTGCCTGTAGATCGTCAATAACACCGGCAGCTAAAGGTATAACTGCCATGCCCTGAAAAATAGGGTTGGAATTGTCAGAAGCTATGCGATATTCCGTCGTACCAGTAGTATTGGCTGATGAGCCAAGTCTACCTATCGGTCTTAGACCGAAAGAACCGTTGGAATTTGCCATTTTTTATCTCCTCTTAAGATAATAGCTTTTGATTTATTCGGAGTCGCGTGGACGACCTCCGAAACTAACACGACTTTGCCTCTCATTACTGATAGGCATTGAAGGATGTTGCTCCTTCATTAAGTCCTGATCCACAGCTGTCATTTGATCACGGGTGCGGTCCCGATAGTACGCATTTCTCTCTTTTACTGTCTCTTCAGGCATTCTAGCAAGCATAAGCCCACCATTTCCAATAACTCCTTGATGTTTACCCTCTTCAATCGTTGCAAAGTCAGCATCAGGATACTCGTCTGCTCGAACCGGTTCCCAACCTTCACGCAACTTAGCATGAACATTCATGGAATCATCTTCTCCTCGACTTGAAGTCCTTATCCAACGATGCTTGAATCCTTCGGGTGGATCAGGAGCATCTAATCTACTTGGGGGAGCCCAAGGTTTTCTCCGCGTTGTCTTCTCACGGGTTTGTGTTGACCGTTCTGTTCTATTTGTCATTTTATTCTCCTCAATCTTTGACATACTTGGCATACTCCTCTAAGGGAACACCAAGTTTTTTAGCTATCGCGATCTGCGAAGGGGACAACTTGACGGTCCTGCGCCCAGACTTTGAATTGCGGGATGCGGAAGTGTCTGCTGATGCGACCTTGGCACTTCCCCCGTTTTTACGAGAAGTCGAAAAGCGTTGTGGAAACTCTTCTCTCATCTTCTTGTCAATCTCACTATAATACTCATCTGCCTGTGGGTCAAACCCTTCTTCTTCAACTAATCGTCGATGAATCGTAAAAGCAGCCTGAGTCATTATCTCATCATCACCAAACCACGTATTGTTTTCTGCCCATTTTTGAGCTTTTGGGTCTGGATCTACTGGTTTTTGCTGTTGAACTGGTTGCTGTGGCGTAGATGCAACAGGTGCATTTAAATTTTGTTGTTGAGCAGGTTTTTGCTGTTCCTGTCTCTCTTTTGCCATTCTATGACGTTCTTTTTCAATAGCAATCTTAGATAACGTTTCCTGTGCATTGAACAATGCGTCAGCATCTCCAGCCTCATGAGCTTCCTTATATAGCTGTTTTGCCGAAGCAAGTTGAGACTCTAAACGAGAACCATACTCAGTGATATAGCCTTTATCCAAACTCTCCATTCGCTGTTTTAGTTTATCGTTTTCGTCTTTAACCTGTTGAGCGTAACGAACGGCCTCTTCTCTCTGTCTCTCTTCAGTTCGATATTTATCCGTTAATGTTTTGATTCTTTTTTGAACACGCTTGCTATAGTCGTCCAACTCACCATCTTCTTTTGGCTCAGAATCGCTTGCAACTTCCACTTCAGACGAAGTGGAATCATCACTTTGTTCACCATTAACCAGTGTTTTACTGTCATCGACAGTAATCTCAACCTCTTGAGCATCGTCTTCTATTACCTTTTCTGTAGTTTCTTCAGCCATTTTTTGTACCTCAAACATGTTTTATATCATCCGGTTCAAGAATTTTAGCGATGACTTCATCATCATTAATGATGCGAACTTCACCTCCTTCTATTCTGAACCGAGACCCAGCGTAGCGACCAATACAAACCCACTCCCCCTCTTTACACCAGGGGTCAGGGTTATCTCCAAACTTATTTGGATCTTGATAAGCAAGCGGCCCTACTTTTAAGACATAAGCTACAACAGTAGCCAATGCTTCTCTTTCACGAATGTGATCTGGTATAAGAAGTCCACCATCGGTTGTGGCTTTACCTTGATATGGCATAACCAACACTCTCCAACCTGTAGGTTGTGGTAGTCTTTCTATTAATGGCTTTTCAATTAATGTTGGATCCAACACTTTATCGGTTGAATCTACGTATGCGCTACCAACTGTTGCGGAAACTGCGCCTTTCGCTGCTTTCTCCGTTTTAATTTTTTGCGCGACATGGTCAGGAACGTATAAGGTCTTCGACATCGTCAGCGTTTCTTTCTAGCAAGGACTTCATTTCATCTTTAGCAAAAGAGAGTCCTTGTGCCTCTCCTACCAGATGACGATACTGTTCATAATCTTTTACAGCACCTGTTATCAACAACATAGAAATATCTTTTTCTCGTTGTTCTATTTTCTTATACACATGTTTTGCAAAGTCTACAACATCCATTATAGTAATACTTTGTTTTTTTTCTCAAACATTAAAAAGTACCTCTGTACTTCGTACCAGTAACTGCAATACCGCCGCCTTGACTAAAACCTTTTACTCCACGGCCTCTTAGAATATCTTTTTGAGTTACTTTGCCATCGCCAGTAAGATCTGGAAAACCACCATCTTTAAACTTTTGAATATCATTATCATCAGAATCTAATGGCTCCATTGTAGAAAGTATGGACTCTAGCTCTTGAACCTTGTCCGTATCTCCTTCGGATCTAGCTTTCTCTAACATCTCCATTACATATTTATAGTCCATTTATGTCTCCTTAAAAAACTCTTCAACTTGTTTCAGGAGTTCTTTTTTACTTTCTCGTCGATCAAGCTCAACTCCGTGTGTTCGCATCATAGCCTCAAGTTCTAACTTTGTCATGTCTTTATAATTAGGTTGCTCTATAACTGTAACATCGATTATGTCGTCATCCATAACATTTCCACTAATTAATGACTGAGCCTCATCTTTTGTATAAATTGTTGTTTTAAACAATGTACCATCATCTTTAACAACATTATAAACGGGATCCCCATTCATGTTTGTACCAATTTCTACCATCTTCATTTTGTCAATCCTTTCTGTTTCTCATATGTTCTAAGTCCACCAATTCCAAGTAATCCACCCAAAGTCGTGAGGAGCGTAGACATGTCAAACTCTGGTAAATCTGGTATATCTACTCCAATAATAGTAACCACAAATATAATCAATGGCTGTAAGACAAAATGATAACCAAAAGCAATTGCACATATCCACCCCACAGCAGGTCGCCAGCCACCCTTAAATAAGCTTCCAGAAGCTGCCTCTGCTTTGTTTATCTCTAATTGAGCAAGCAAAGCTTGTTGAGCGTGAGTGTCAGACATGGTAGCTATCTCGTGAGCGAGTTTAGCTTTCTGATCTTTGTCCTCAATAACTTTATCAAGGATACCAGTTACTGGTCCTATAAGGCTAGTTATTAGACTCATCTTTAACCTCCTTTGGTGAGGCTGCTATTGTAAAATTTACACTAAAAGACCGTCTTTCTCCAGAAGTCTTAAAAGGATATACGCAATGATGCAGGTGTGCAGGAAAAACAATAAAGTGTCCTACCCTTGGTTTCATTAGAAAGTTAGAGCCTGTGTGATTGGCTGCGTGACCATAGACAAACTGTATGTGACCGTGACTTGGATGGTGGCCTTTATCGTCCTCTTCCCACTCTTCCTCAATACCGTCAGGCAATTGTAGATAACCAACACAAGAAAGCATTGAACCTAAATGCACATGAATAGGATTATATTCATGCTCATACTGACGAACAAACCAACTACTAGCTATTTCAAGTCTGTAATCCAAAACATCTGGTGTTATATTTCGTGTACCCATAGATGTATAAAGTTCTGCATGACTTTGATACCGCATTAAGAACTGACCCATTTCGTCCGTCCATGCTTTGTTTAAATCATCATTCCACTTTAACTCTTCTTTAACTTTACCGACAAGATTACCAGACCAATCCTCCATCTCATCGTCTATAGCCTTATTGCATTTTTCAATAAACGCATCAGACATTTTTTTGTAGCCCAATATAGGGCTAAAAGGTGTAAGTATTTCTTCTTCTTTTTGGGGGTTGTATATATTTGCCATTATCGAGCGACTCCTCTAGGTTAGTGGTTTAAATGTTTAAGCTCCGTTTTTAAAACAATTACTTGTTTTTCTAATTCTTGAACTCTTGCAATCGTATCTTGAACTGCTTTTGGTGGCGACCATTCATCTATCCATTGATCGTTTTCCT